CACCTCCTTCACCCATTCAGGCTCGGAAATGCCGCCATCAAGATAATCGCCAATAACAACACGACGTGCACGAACCTCCCAATGCCGGGAGAAACGAGAACCACTCCCACGCCACGTAGGAGCGCCGTCAGCATCGTAATAATCGCCCTTATACCAGATCAGGGAATAAATGTCGCCGGGCCATTCCCTCGCAATAATCTGCAAAGGAGTGACCTCTTCCAAACCGCCGGGGTTATCCGAAGATGGCGTCTTATCCTCAGCTCCAGAAATAGAGAACATGCCAGCCTGCTGCGCACGACCCTCAACACAGCAGATGACCTTCACCGGATCGCCAGTCTGCACATACTGGCCGCCGTGCGCGTCCTGAACATGCTTGCGAGGAATCACAACGACATAATCCGTGTCGAACAGCTGTTTCTGACCACCGTAATGGGTTTGGTCATCCTCGTAGAGGTAATGGCGTTCATTCGTATCATCGTCAAACAGAAACGCCATCATCAACCTCCATAACCGGGGTCGAAACCAAGACTGATGTGTGACATCGTGCCAGCGGATTCAGCGAAACCATTCAGAATCGATTTCTCAGCTTTCGACAAGAACAGCCGGGGACTTGGATCATAGCCAGGCTGATTCTGCTGCGGATCATGCTCCGTGTACGAGTAAGAACCGTTCGCTTCGGTTTTGAACCGGTTGAAACGTACTACGCGTAACACCATTTCGCATACGACCGACGCGAAATCACTTTCAGAGAGACGCCCTTTCTTCAAGCGTGTCCGGACAATCGGGCATTCGCTCAAACAGATGAGAGCGGCCTTGCGGCATTGAGCGGAAATCCAATCAGTGTCGAAATGCTCTTCAAATGAATCCGCGTCGGCGGAACCGTAGACGCGCATATACTTCAACCAGTCGATGTTGTCGATGATTGCCGTGCTCATACGCGCCTCCTACATCATGCGGTCAGTACAGTGGCCTTCAAAGTGCTGTTGGACTGCACAAGAACCGGCAATGCAGTACCGTTCACGTAAGCCTCGTATCCCGGAGTCGAAGACGGAGTATTCAGCACGGCTCCGATAGGGCCAGCGTTCTTCTCACGGCTGATGCCATATGCAGGAGTCTGAGCTTCAGCGGTCGGCCCCAACGCGGTGTAACCCATGTTCACGTCACCGAAAGCCGGAATCAGCAGGATGGTGTTCTCAGGGAAGAAGCTCTTGACGCCACCCGGAAGAGTAATCTTGGACTGGCGAGCGAAATCACGATACCTTTCGTCAACAACGTAAATATCCTGAATGCCGGTGTACAGGCTCAAAACGCTCTTCACATCATTCTCGGAAACAAGAGCCGGAAGGGTGGAACCCTGACCGCGGAACAAGTAGTTGATGATGGCCGCGTTGGACGTCAAAGCGTTCACAACCTTACGGGTGGTGACCATGATGGTAGGACGCGCACCCTTCTTATCGTCGATAAGGTCGGACCATGTACGCAAATCCTTGACCGGATCACCAGTCTTGTCCCAAGTCTTCGTAGTTGTCAAAGAAGTGGATAGTGCAGAATCACGTGCATAATCCCAAGCTGCATCCTCATTGGATTCTGTGATGCCGAGCTTCGCGTCAACGGCGACGGCCACACGCGCCTTCTCCAGACGGTAGGCCAATTCCTTGCCCAACTGAACGAAATAATCGCTCAGAGTGGTCTTCAAATCTCCGTTGGTCATGGAAATGTTGCCATTTGCGATGTCCTTTTCGGACACGCGCATACGCTTACGCAACGGCAGCATGGAAGTGTAGGACAGCTTCTCGCCGCCAACAGTACGACCATACGGTGCCTCAGCATCCCAAGTGGAGAACTTCATCTCATCAACCTCAGGATCATCCTGATTCGGAGTCCACTCGACAGACAAGCCGGTGAACTGGTCCGGCAGGATGGAAGCGAACGGCAAAGCTGCCGTAGTTGTCTGATAGGCTCCCAGCACGATGGCGGAAGCCTCGTCGGGAGTAATGATGTCCTTATTCAACAGACTCATTGAAAAACCTTCCTAATATGCGAAAACCCGCCATGATGGGCGGGTTTCAAACGGGTAGAAACTAAACTCAGGCAGTATGGCTGGTGTCACTTGCGGATGCGGCGGCAGTTGCCGGATTCAACACGGTCACATGCGGAGCTGCGGCGCCCTTGTCATAATCAAGGAACAATCCCTCCAACTTCGCCTTGCTGAAATCAACGGTGTACGGCAGATTCTTCTTATCGATAACACCCATATAGCGGACGCCGACAGTCGGATACTGATCCTCGAAACCGGTACGAGTGAACTGCACATGCACCTGAGACTCCAAGAAGCCGATGATCGTGCCATTACGGCCATCGGAAGCGTTCGGATCGTACGGGCCATAGTTGTTGGTTCCAGTAATCTGAGCCAGCGGAATACCGGATTTAGTCCAAGCCTCGTAATCATCGTCGGTAATGGACGCGAAGTAATCGTTCTCATGCGACTTGTCCTTGGTGAACGTAGACAAGTCAAGCTGTGCTTCACGCACACCATCGGTGATACGATTGATAAGCCAAGACTGGTCATCCTTCGGAGCGGTCTTGGCGACAGTATGAACCATCTGATTGGCCATATTTATCTCCTTATAAAACTATTTCTTGATTTCGGAATGCTTCACGCCGTAGTTGTAAGCGTCGGAAACGCTTGACTGCGGCTTGCACACATGCATGTTTCTGCTCTGCAACTCCTTCGCCAACTCCGGCGATGGCTCACATGGAGCATTCCCATCATTCTTTTTCTGCCCCGCTTCAACCGTTTCAGTCTTGCTCGGCATGAACTTCACAAAAGCGTCAGCCCATTCGGAAATCTTTTCCGGCTCAGTCTCCCCACACAAAGTGTCGAAAGCCTCGTCGGTAATCTCTGGATGCAGTTTCTGCGCCTTCAAACGGGCTATCTGCACGTTCGCCTTGGCAAGAGCGCCCTCAGTGTCGGCAAGCTTCGCTTCGGCGGCATTGGCACGATCACGATTCTCATACATCTTCTGCTCGTTCTCACGAGCCTGATGCTTCCACATGCCCAACTTCTCGGAAAGGTCATCCGCACCATTCTTTTGAGTCGCGGTATCGGCGGCTACAGGAGAAGTGGCAGTGTCCTTCGGCTGCGCGTTCACGCCCGTTTCAGGCGCATTCGTAGATGCCGCCGTTTCAGCGGTATTGGTATTTTCATCAGCCATTAGGCCTGAATCCTTTCAATAGTGTTATGCGGCTTCGCCAAGCATCGACCGCATCTGGTTGAGCATGGTCTTCTGCCATGCCATAGCCTGTTTCAAATTCTTGGAAGGCTTGAACGTGAACGTCCTACCCTCATAGCGGAAAGTCACCGGTTTACCGGCCTTCTGCACTTCCTTGTAACGCCGATTGAACTCGATTGCCCGATTCTCCATACGACGGCACTGAGCCAACGTGGATTTACGGTCAGGCGTATGCCAAGCGTCAGAAGCCTTCGACGGAACTGGACTGGGCGTATCCTTCGCATCCTCGGCAAGAAGCACAGGGCCCAACTCGCCATGAGTAATGGTCTTGACCTTCACCTGCTTCAACGCGGACGCGGTAGTACCACCAGCCTCGGCGTACAAGCGTTTCAAATCCTTCTGATTCAACTGGAAACCCGGATCGTAATCACTGCCAGCCGGTGCCACACCACAATGACAGTTAGCGTGCAACGGCAACAAGTCAGCCGTCGAATACCATCGGTCAGCCGCCACCACGCACAAGCCACAAGAACCCGTCTTGGACAGTTCGGGATGTAACACCCTGCGATACTCCAACACCTTGCTATCCTTGTACCGTTCAAGCGTGGCGCTCGTCTGCGCCCTCGAAACATCCTCGTCAACAGTGGTCTGCAAACGGTTGAACGCCTGTTCAATCCACTTATCAACCTCGCTGAATATCTCATCGGTCTTGCTAGGCCACGTTTCAGGACGAATCGTGGGGTTTTTCACCGCAAGACTCCGATACGTGTCAGCCGGACGTTGCGCCACAAGCCACGGATCGGTATTGTCACGAGGAAACACCAAACTAGGCACATCCCCCTTCGGAGTGACGCCCACAAGCTTCAACGTCTCATTCGCATAGGAGACGCCCAAACGGCGCACCTGCTGAATCAACGCCATCTCCAACAACGCCATACGGGATGCGACGGCAAACGTCATACCATCATTCCACCAGTCAGCGGGCGTCAGCATGTCCCACATTCTGTGGGCTTGACTCACATACTGGTTCACCAGCGTTGCACGAGCCTGTTCAAGCGTGTTAGACAACGATTCAAGCGACTTACCGGCCATCAGGACTCGGACTCGCCTTCATCGACAAGCTCACCCTCGACGTTCGGCAAACCATCCACAGCGGACTGGGTTTCATCATCCCAACCCGTAGCCGGTTCCACAGCAGCAACAGGCTTCGCATTACTCTTATTAGCCTGGCCGGAAATGTTGAACTGGTCTGCAAGACGGTTCATATCATCCTCCGACACATCCTGAGCGGTGAAGCCCATCTTGTGCGTGAGAATCGTCCTACGCGCCAACAAGCCACTCTGATACAACAACTGGCAAGCCTGAGCCTGTTCCAGCGAACTGGTCGTGTCCATCGGCTTCCACACCATCTCAAACTCGGACGCCGAAGCATTCGCGGTTTTAGACGCGGCCAAAGCCATACGCACCATACGCACGATAGGCTCAGAATCCAACTCGTTCATCGTCTGCACTTTGAACTTCAACGTCTCACGCTTCAACTCAGCACCATTGGCGGAACCCTGCACGTCAGGCGAAAGAATATCCAACGGAATGCCAGCTGCGGAAGCCAACTGCTTCACATCGGCCATGATGTTGTTCTGCAAAGAACCGGTATCAGTGGTCTGAGACTCCCAAATATCAACACCATCAGGAAGCTTCCACAACGCCGCAGGGCCAACCGCGAACGTGGATGCCAAATCAATAGGATCACCAGCCTGCTTGTCGCCGTCGATGACTTCCTGATCCTCTTCGGTGTACGTGGTTGGAACGGTGCCTTTGATGGCACGCTGTCGGAATGCT